GTCATTGCGTTAACCTCGTTGGCTGCAGAGTTGGACCAGCTTTGCCGCGTCTGCTTGGTTTGAGAAGGACTCGGAGCAAGGCGATCGCGTTCTTTTCGGACGCTGCATCGTCGTCATCGTCGGCCCCGCCCGTCGTGCCGTCGGTTCCCCCGGGTGACCCTTCGTCGTCCTCTTCGCTTTGGTCCGCGGGGCCGCCGAGCGGTTTCGTCGCCCCGGGGAGAGTGAGATCGAGACCGAGCTCCTCGGCGAGCTGCTCTTCCTGCTGGATCGCCTCGAACACTTCCCCTATGTCTTCGCCCGTTTCTGCGACGATCGCATCGCGAGATCTGAGCCGCGCGCCGATCGCGAGGATCGCCGATTGCGCGTCTTTGAGCGGGTCGACCCACTGCCAGCCGCGCGGCTCCCACTTGCCCGCGGCGAACTTTGCCGGATCCCGCGAGTCGAGGACGAGCTCTCCCGTGAGCAGCGCGAACGTGAGCCAGTCTTCGAAGACGGGCTGACAGAGCGATTCGGTCAGCCAGGACTGACCGCGCTTCCACTGATCGCGCTCGATCAGGAGCCCCGATCGCATCGACGAGTAATTCACTCCCACCAGGTCGGAGGCGAGAGCGTTGTACGACACGCCGAGCCCGGTCGCGATTTGCCGCAAGATGGTGATGACGAACATCGGGAACGCGCTCGGTGGGTGATCGGGGCTCCACTCCGTGAACTTCATCCCCGGGGGAAGCGTCTCGATTGTTCCGGGATTCGCCTCGAGGACATACTTGTGATCGGGATCCGGCTCTTCGTAGGCGCCGGCGTCGGTGTGCTCGAGCCATCCCATCTTCGCCGCCCCGGTCCGCGCCGCGACGAGCTCCGCCTCGATGTAGCCCTCGAGCATGCGCAGCTGCAGCATTACCGGATGGAACCAGGTCACACCTCGAGTCTGAGACACACGCTCCGGATCGTAGAGGTGGATGATCTCATCGGCCGGAACGCGCTCACGCTGGAGCGAGCCGCCGAGATCGCTCGGATGGCCTGGATTGAGCCAGTAAGCGAGCGGCCGCGCCCACTTGTCGATCTCGACGCCCAAGCGGATCTCGTTCGTCTTTGGGGACGGGGGAACCGAGTACAGGTGATCGCATTGATCGGAGTCGATGATCTGGACGGCGAAGCGGTATTTGTTCGGGAAGTTTTTGATCTTCCGGATGAAAACCTCTCCGTCGGTCGCGACGTTTTTAATCGCTAGGTCCTGAACCTGTCTCCAGGAAAGCCGGCCGTCGACGGTGCAGTTCCCCTTTTTTCCCCAGTCTTTGAACCCCGCCTCGATCTTGTCGTTTATCGCTCGGGCGAGGACGTTTTTCAGCTGCCCGGCGCCCTTGCAGTTCTTGCAGCTCCCGGCGCCGGCGACAGGTTTACCGCCGTCGTCGACTACCTTTCCGGTACCGGCGCACTTAGGACAGACCGCGGTCGCGTTGCGGACCTGCGCTTTGTAGCCGATGCCGTTCGGACCGGCGACGTTCGCCGCGAGCAAGTTCAGGAAATTTTTCGCGATCGGATTGTTTCGCGAGAGCTCACGTCCGCGCGCGCGGAGCAAACGAAGATTCCCGCGGATCTCCTGATCGGCGGAAAGAATTGTCGCGATCCAATCGAGCGTGAGCCGGGTCCCCGAGGCGCCCGAGTAAACCGTCGCATTGCTCCGCTTCTCAAACCCGAATTTGGCCAGCACTTTCTGGACGATGGTGAGAGGCTTTTTTTTCATGCGTCCAGTCCAGTCACGTCGACCCACGTCGGCGGCCAGCCTGGATCTTCGAATTCACTCGTAAACGCGATCAGGACCGGTGAACCAAGACGTCCGGGATTCTGCAGCTGGAAGAGCTTCGAGCGGTAATGCCCGCGGAACCAGAAAAGCTCTTTGATCGGGATCTTCGAGATCGAGCGGCCGGCGATCTGGTAGGTCTCAAGGTCCGCCGTCATCCGGCCCTCGATCGCGGCTTCGATGATCGCGAGCGTGCGTTCGATGTGCGAAATGAACGCGCCGGCGGAAGCTGTGGCGACGTTCGCTTCGACGAGGAGCTCGAGCATATCCTTCGACGGGTGAATGGTTTCGCCGGTTCCCGCGTTTACGAGAACCTCAGCGCACTGATAACGGCCGGGAGCAATCGAGGCGGTGAGAGAGACGGGGATGACGATGTCGTAGGAATCTCCATCGGGGTTGATCGTAGCGGCTATTTGGAAGACGTTGCTCGCGCCGTTTGCGTAAAACGTGTAGACCCACCCATCCGACGCCGGGTGCTCATCGAACCCTCGGTGAAACTTTACCGTCGTTCCGGCGACGATCCTCGTCGGAACTCTGTCCGGAATTAGGGGGGGCATTGATCGGAGAGTAGCGCGAAAGCATTGAATCTTTTAGGCGCGGCGTGCCAGAAATGACCTTGGTAACGTAAAACGGGCGCCGGCCGGAGAGGCGACGCCCTTCTGACGATGACTCGAGATGGTCCGATTATAGCAGCCCTGGGAGCCTACATTCGGGCGAGGACAGGTACCGTCTCGTCATGGCGGACTTCTTTCGCCGCGCACCGGCTATTCCAGGCGGACGCATTTTGGTTGAAACCCACGTACGGCGGCGAGAGGACAGCAAACTCGACGTTCATTCCGCCGAACCCGTTTTGCGCCCGGTACTCGTAGCAGACGACGCCCTTCATTGTGACGAGCACAGACTCCAGTTTGAAGCTGTCCGGGTTGCGCATCGATTTGCGGAGAATCTGTGCGCCGATGAGCGCGCGCTCCTGATCCTCGCCAGAGATCTTCTCCTGCTCTTGCTGTTCGGGCGTCTGCACGGCGACGGGTGCTGTTTGAGACGAATACATCGCGACGATGAACGCCGCGGCCATCAGGATCACCACGACTGCAATTAGCCTTTTTAGCGTTTTCATGACGTCGACTCCAATCTCTTGAGTTCCTTTTGCCATTGCCTCGTGAGCCTGCCGAGCAGGGTCGAGGTCCCCTTCAACCAATTCGCGCTCTCGCTATCGAGGACCTGGCGATTCTCTCGAAGAAACTCGCCGGTAGCCGTACGGAGGTAGGTCGCGCGGACGATCGCCGAGGTGAGCGGCTGTCCCGCCGGCCGCGTGCCGTCCTTCCTAGGCCGGCCGCCGAGTCGCCCGTTCGCGCGCGAGGCCTCGGCCTTGGCTTCCGTTTTTACGCTTCCGCCTTGCACTCCCCAATTCGACAATTTCGGTGTCCTTCCCATGAATCGAGAATAACCCAAGCTTGGGTTATTAACAGGTTACCTCGGTACTCGCCAGGCGGGTTACCCCGCCTTCCGATCGAGGTCGATCTCGTGGTTATAGCCGAGTTGCGTGTAGATGCGCCGCGCCGGGTGCCCAGTGGCCTTAGCCGGCTCGTCGATCGCGATCGGGAGCGGGTTCTTTTCCGCCCTTTCGACCGTCTCGATCAGAGAATCGATCAGCTTTCCGGTGCAGTTGGTTGGCATGTTAGTACTCGATTTCGAGTTCGGTCGTGGTGGCGACTGGGGCGAAAATCTGCTGTTTCGCTTCGATCTCGCAACCTAGGTGAATCTCATCCAGGCCGCCGAAGGTCACGGTCGTCATCTGACCGTCTAAGATTGGCTGTTTGCAGTTGGTGCAGTTGGTATTCATTTGGTGGCCTCGTTTCGGGTCGGCCTTTGAGGCCCCCCGCTTCTGGCTGGCATTCCAGCTCATGTATACAGATTAACCTGACGTTGGATTACTGTCTAGATGCCGTCGGTTACCCAACGTCAGGTTACCCATCACCACGACTTGACCCACCCTCCGCCCCCAGTTGGCCGCCTGCTGCCTGTGCCTTGGTTGCCTTCCCCCTGTGGTTTGACTTCGTCCGGCGGCGCCGACATTTGCTTTGCGAGCTCCCCGAGAGCTTTCAGGCGCCACGGGCCGGCCGTGTAGAGCGCCGCGAGGGCATAAACCTCGAGATCGAGCGCCTCGTTGCGAGCCCTCGTCTTCACATACTCCCGGACAATGCGTCCGCCTTTCCTGATGCGGCGAACTCGCTTCTCGGCCGTGAGCTGCGCGAGGTACTCGTCGTCGACAAAGTCGGGCAAGTGCATATAGCCCGGGCCGGCGCCGGGGATTTTCATCCTCGAGAAGATCCGGTCCTTCGCTGTGTCGGTCCCGATCGTGAAGAGCTTCACTTTGTACGCATTGTTGATCGAGAACTTCCCGAGGATCTCTTTGCCGGGCTCGCTCGAGCCTTTCAGCGCGAAGATCCGTCGCCCTTGCCGCACTTTGACGAATCGATAGACGCTGTCGGAATGGTGGCCGCCGGAATCGACCATCGCGCGCTCGACGTGGATCCGCCGGCCGGACTCATGCTCGAAGTCGGTTTTCAGGAACTCGTCGACGTCGTTCCACACTTCCTCTTGTCCCGGATCCCCGAAAAACTGCTGATAGGCGATCAGCCAGGACTCCTCTTTCGCGCCCCATCCCTTCACGACACACTCCAGGCGATCGCCCTGGACGTCGACGCTTGCGGTGAGCATCCCGACGCCGTGAGGTACGTCCGCCTTGTAGGCTTCGCATCGCTTCTTGAGCGTGTGAGATTCGAGCGAGTCGCCCTGCTCTTCCCAGGTCTCCCCGAGCCTGAGATTGATGAACGCCTTGAGCTTCTCCGGGTTCCGCTCCTCGTTGGCTTCGTGCCACTCTTGCGCGAGCGCTTTCCAGTTTTGACGCCAGGGGGAATAGAGCGCGTTGATCGAGAACCCGACGATCGGCCTCGAGGGGAACTTGGCGATCCAGTGTCCGCGGTCGAGCATCCACTGCTTGAGGTATTCCGGGATCCGATCCTTGCAGCTCGCGCACACGTACGCGACCGAACCCTCGACGACCTGGCCGTCGTCGTCGAGCTCGTAGATCAGTCGATACTCCTGAGTCTCGGGATCGCGCCAGAGCAGCGGTTGCATAAAGCCGCATTGCGGACAGGGGACGTAGAACATTCGCTGATCCGATTTCTCGTACACCTTCTCGATCGGCGAGTCGCCCTTCGGTTTCGCCGGCGTCGACCCCTTCACGATCTTGTAGTCCGGCCATTGATCGGTGCGCCTGGTCCCGATCGAGATGGGATCGCCCTCGCCTTCGACGTCGAGCGGATAGCCGTCGATCTCATCGAAGAGCACGATCGGGACGGGATCCGATCGGAGGCCTGAGCCGGCGTTCGCGCCGACGAGTTTCAGGAACCCGCCGGGGAACTCTTTCAGCGCGAGCGTGTTTCCTGGCTTGCGCGAGACCTTCTCGCGGACCTTGTCGCCGAGACACGGCGTCGCCTCGATCATCGGCGTGATCCGCTTCTTTCCGTAGTCCTTCGCGTTCTCGATCGTCGGCTGGACAAACATGATCGGCTTCGGATCGACGTCCATGAAATAGCCGACGATGTTGTTTAGGACCGCGTCGGAGTAACCGATCTGGGTTCCCTTTTTGACCGCGACTTCGTGAACGTGCGGATCGAGGATCACGTCCATCATGTCGATCTGGAATTTCTCAGGCTTGAACGGTCCCGGCCGCGCGGTCGTCCCTTTCGGCATGATCCGGTTTTTGATCGCCCACTCGGAGACCGTGATGTCGGCGGGGGGAGCGAAGAGGGCATGCGTCGCTTGCCGGCGCTTCCTGTACGCGATCAGCGCCCGGGGATCATCGGGGAGTGTGAACGTCGCCGGCGCCGCCCTTTGTGAGAGCGACATCAGGGTCGAACTTGGAGAGCTGGACGAGCGCATCTTTCAAACTCCGATCGATCTTGTCGGTGATGACGACGAGGTCCTTTTCACCGATGACCTCCGCGGCGAGCCGCGGCGCGACCTGGAGGATCCGTTGTTTGATCTCCAGGACGAGCGACGCGAGGTCCTGCATGACCTTGTCGATCGTAACGAGCTGCCCGCGTTCCTT